GCTGAGCCGCGATCTCGCGTTTTGTCCCGTTTTTCGCATACCCACCGCTGATTTGCGGGCGATTCGGCCAGGGGCGGGGCTTTGCCACGCCGATTAGCGTTGTGCCGCCCAGTGCTGGCGCGGGTTTGCGTCGAATGCCGGGGTGGGCTGGAACGGTTCTGTTCCAAATGTTCCAGAAAAACTGCTCTTTTTCCCTAAGGCTTGTTTTCCTATTCTCTCCTTACGCGGATTTACCGTTTTATTTGGAACATTTGGAACAGAAAGACTGAGAGGATAGAGAAATCCCCTTCGAATCAGTCTCTTAACCTCGAATTCGAAATTTGCCCTAAACCTGGCAGCAACCTGGTCGACAATATCTTGTGAGCAGAATGATGTGCTCACTCACGCCTCATGGAGAGAAAACGATGTCGTTGAACGTGTTTTGGGACAATTCGAATATCTGGCTCGTCGGTCGTAACGTCTGCAGTCAACGTGAGCCAGGGCATGAGCGGGAATTCAGGATTCACTTCAGGAACCTGATGACGACCGTGGTTGCAGGGAGACCGACCGATTTCGCTTTTGTGGCAGGGTCCTTGCCGCCTAACAATGACGCGCTATGGGATTACTTCAGGCAGCTCGGTGCCGACGTCGAAACCCAGGAGAGAGGCGCCATCGGTGGTGGGGAGGTAGCAGTCGATCAAGCTATCCAATTTGCGATGCTCCAGCGTCTCATCGACGAAGACAAACCGGGTACGATCTTGCTACTGACCGGCGACGGCAACGGTCACCAAGACGGAAAAGGCTTTATCGCAGCGCTGCAGCGCGCCGTGAAGATGGGATGGGACATTGAAGTCGCGAGTTGGGATATCGGGTGTAACCGAGCGCTCCGGGCGTACGCGGAGGAACACGGCCGGTACGTCTCTCTTGAGCCGCACTACGACCGCGTGAGTTTTATCTCCAAGGGAAGAAGCCCGAGATAGCTGAGCCGGCGATACCGGCTCGCTATTACATTTCCTCGAGTAAGTCTCGCCTAGCCTCTATTGCTCTCCGGATCGCGGTTGCGTCTGGGCTCAGCTTGCCGCGGCTGTTGATCTGGAAGCGATCTGGAGTCCTAGAGTAAAACCGGCACAACTCCTCGCCGAGTCTCACCTTGCCGACTTGCCAGTAGCCAGCGTTTTCCAGTGACTTTTTGATGGCTTTGGTTTGGGGCAGCTCAAGGTCGTAGTCCCCATTGAGGATCAGGCCCTGGAACAGCGTTACGTTGACTAGCTCTTCGCTGATCTCAGGGTGCTCCCCGCTTTCGATAATTTCGTTCAGCAGGGCGATCTCCGGCGCCTGCGAGGCATTTGTCATGTGCCAGAACGCGGGGGTGCGGGGCGCGTCACCGCGGGCGTTGAACCCTGGCCGTTGCTCAAGCGATAGGAGCCACTGCCGAAGGGCTGGCGCGGACTCGTCGAGGGCGGTGTAGAGTTCTGTGTAGTAGTCGGGGTTGTCCTCCTTGAATGCGAGCAGATCCTCGGCTGACTGCCAGCGGCTGAACAGCACCAGGTAGCGGCGCTCGTTGGGACTGAGCGGCAGCGCGTCGCGGTAGTTGGTGGTGATGAAATAGCTGCTCGTGTTTACTACGTTGTAGGGGTTGCGGCCCTTCGGGTGGATCTCGATGACGTCGTTTGTCACGAGCGGCTTGAGGCGATTCAGCGTGTCGTGTCGGTTGTGGCCGACCATTCGCGCCTCCTCGATCGCTACCACGCACTGACCCTCGGCCCAACCGGTGAAGTCGGTCTCTAGGATATGGGCGTTGGCCATCCGCACGTTGGGCGTGCCCATTACTGCGGCGAGCAGGAAGGCGAAGAAGGACTTGCCGTCCCCCTGGACGCCTTGGAGCAGGATCGCGTGGTTCACGCGCTTGCCCGGGTTCTGCACGACGAAGCTGATCCAATCGAGCAGATATTGCCGCTCCTTCTCGTCAGCCAGCAGGTGCTCGAGGTGCTGGCGCACCCGTTTGATGTTGGCCTTGTCCACCGGCCGGATCGCCTTGGGCTTCGGTGGTATCTGGTTCTCCGGATAGGTGTTGGCCCAGTGCTGATCGCCGTGCATGAACACAGCGTCCTGGCCTGGCGCGTAGCGGCGGCCGTCGACGGCGGGGATCTTGTAGACATTCAGCGCCAGGTGCGCGGCTGAGCTGGAAGGCGAGGTCTTCGCCTCGAGAAGATCCTTCTTGGTCATCGCGTGCCGGTCGTTCATCGCGTTGAACCCTTGCATCGTGACGCCGTACTTCGCCTCGGTGTTGAAAAACCGGTCGTCGCTCACGTCGTACACCCAGCTACGGCACCACCGCGGTGTGTCCTTGGTGTTGATCTCATAGGCGAGGGTGCGCTTGACCTCAGGCAAAGGCACGCGCGACCCGGTGATCTGCGCCAGGCGATCGCGCGCCATCTCGGCCAGGCTGGCGCGGGAGATGTGGTCGATCTCCGCTCGCCGCGCTAGCTTGGCCACCTCGTTCCACTCGGTCCGATCCTTGGCCTGGGCGAAGCGGTCTCGCAGATCCGCTGCGGTGGCGATCGCCAGCGTCTCAGCAGCGTCCTTGGCGATCTGCAGGATGAGCCGTGCGGTGACGGGGGCGCGACCCTTATTGGCGATGTCGAAGGTGTCCCACTTCCGATTGAGCGCATCGGCGTCGTAGTTGTCGGCGCTCTCGGACCACTCGTGCCACATCTCGCGGCCGATCTCCTCACCGTCGAACTGGTGGTAGAGGGCCATGCCGACCTGCAGCCAGGTCTCATACTCCTCTGCACCAGGGCACAACATCAGGCGCTGCTGCAGTTCCTGCTGCGACAGATTGACTGGCTGGGCATCGGCGATGAAGGGGTCGTCGTAGTCGACTTTCCCGGGCTTTCCAGCCGAGCGCCTGGCGCTCTTGACCGGCGTCCAGCCACGGGCCTCCGCCTCTTGCTCGAAGAGCTTCACGAGATCGGCCAATTGGTCGGCGGTGATAGCGGTGAGGTCACCGGCAGCGGTGTTGAGGGGCGTCTGCCGGGTGACCCAGCGGTAGGGCTGATGGGTTTCCGGGTGCCGATGGTAGGCCACGAACTGCTGGCCATCGCCCAACACCTCGATGCGGCATCTCTCCTCCCACTCGTTGAGGTAGGTCTTCGAAGTTACTTTGCGAAATGGCGCGTCGGTGCGATACAGCAGCAGGCGCTTGGGCGCTTGGCCGATGCGCACAGGTGCGGCGCCCAGATGCTCCAGGCACCAAGCTTCTAGGGTTGCCGCAAGGTCCTCGTCGAGCACGTCGATATCGACTGCAGGAGTGTGCGCGGTGAGGATGCCGACCCCGTGGGCGCCGCGTCCGTTTTCGATCCACTTCTTGAGCTGGGCTTGGTCGGACCGGGTCTTCTCCCAGCCGTCGAAACCTGGCGCCTTCTTCCCTGGCGCGATGGAGATGATGTTGTAACCGTGGTCGATGAGTGTCTTGCCGTGATGGCGTAGGTACTCGCCCACCACCTCGCGTTCGGTGCTGGCGTGGTCCATGGGAACCTCACATGGATTGGGCGGAGGGCTCACTTTCCCCGTCGAGGGGGAAGACTTCTGGGCCTACGAGGCCGCGCACTGCCAACGCCTTGTAGCGTGGCAGGGGTTTATCGCTGTTGGACTCCACGGTGAGGAATGTCTGGTTGCAGCCGAGCGCTAGCCCGAGAGCTCCGAGCGTCCCACTGGGTGTTGCGTATAGAGCGGCGAGACGAAGGCGAAAACGCTTCAGCAGCGCTTCGCGCTCAGCGTCAGTAAAGCTCTTGTCTTCAAGCCACGGGGGGAGGGGAAAGGACATGGTCGTCTCTTCAATAGGATGACCCATGCAATATCTCAAATGGGTTAATTCGTCACAAGCAAAACTTGACTTATCAATTTAAACTTGCCTTAATCCGCTGGCACCCACCGCTGCATCTTCGCAGCTTAGCCATCGGAGCCCTTTATGGACCTCAACACTTTCGGTACTTCCCTCCTGCTGCAACTGACCCGCCTGGCCGACGCGGCCGAGTCCCTCGCTGGCAAGGCTCCCACCACCGCCCCGACCGGCGACGCGCCGAAAACCGAGAAAGCGCCGCGCCAGACCAAGGCTAAAGAGCCCGCCGCCGCCAAGCCCAAGCACAGCCGTGAAGAAGTGGACAAGGCGCTAGTGACCCTGAAGGACCACGCCGGCAAGGACGAAGCCGTCGCTGTGTTCAAGGGCTTCGGCTACGACAAGATGGCGAGCATCGAAGAAAAAGACTTCGACGCGATCTACGACAAGGCGGTCTCCCGCCTGGAAGAGATCAAGGCTGAAGCCGAAGGCGGCGAGGACCTGTAAGCCGCCATGGCCGATCACGGTTTCGATCTCGACGCCGTACAGCGCAAGCTCGGGGGGCACAGCGTTTTCGCTCCCTCGGCCTCTGCAATGTGGCTGACCTGTTCGGGCTCTCTCATCCCCAACCTGCTGGCGGATGACGAGGCCGGCGAGGACGCGGCCTACGGCACAGTAGCTCACGGCGTAGCCGAGCTCTGGCTCAAGACTGGCCTACGGCCAGATCACCTTCTCGACTCCGTAGAGACCGTCGACGAAGGGCACGCGGTGTTCGAGATCGAAATTGATGCGGCCATGCTGGATTACGTCCAGCAGTACGTCGACTGGTGCTCTGTTCTGCCCGGAGATCACTTCGTCGAGCAGCGAGTAGATTTCTCGTGCCTTACGCCGATCCCCGGGCAGGGCGGCACCGCTGACCATATCGCTCTCACCCCAGGCGTCCTGACGATCACCGACCTCAAGATGGGGAAGGGCGTCCAGGTGTTCGCCACCAACAACCCCCAGGCCCGCCTCTACGCACTCGGCGCGTTCTACCGGTGGGATTGGGAATACGACTTCCAGCGCATCGTCATTCGGATCGCCCAGCCGCGGCTCGACCACTTCGATACCTGGGAGATCACGCGAGACGAGTTACTTGCCTTCGCCGAATACGTCCGCGAGCGCGCCGCAGCTGCTTGGCAGCCGAACGCTCCGCGCACGCCCAGCGAGAAGGCGTGCCAATGGTGCAAGGTGAAAGCGGACTGTGTCGACGTTGCGGCCTATGCCGAAGCGTTGGTCGAGGGCGTCTTCGACGACTTGGACAGCACCCTCACCGAAGAGCAGGTGGTTCGATTTATCGATCGCCTAGAGGATGAGTTTGATCCCTACGAGCTGCAGCCCGCGAAGCTGCACACGCTCACGACGGCCCAGAAGTCGCTGCTGATCCGCAATCGCAAGGTGATCGAAAACTGGCTGAAGAGCATCGAGGACAACCTCGAAAAGTTACTTCTGGCTGGCGAAAAAGTACCGGGCTTCAAGATGGTCGAGGGGCGCTCAAACCGGATATTCCCCGACCCGGTCGGTGCTCCCGACACGCTCGAAATGCTCACTGGCGTGCCTGCTGAAGCTTTCGTTTCCCAGTCCACGTGCACCCCGGCGCAAGCCGAAGAAATCCTGCGGAAGAAGGGCGGCTACAAGAAAGCCCAGCTTCCTGACCTTATCGGCAGGCTGGCGGTGAAACCCCGCGGCAAGCCGGTTATGGCTCCCGCCCATGACAAGCGGCAGGAGCTTACCCTTGGTTGCGATGACGTGTTCGAGGATCTCGACGCGGACGACGACCTGTGACCCACGTAAATCAGTAGATAGGTGACCTCAATGGCACGTGAAGTCGTTAAAAAAGTAAAAAACGCAGTTCTGTACAGCGATGGCTGCATCCGCGTCGATATGGTCCGCGCCTCCTACCCCCACCTGGACAAGGCATGGGCGAAAAACGAAGGCGACCGCGCCAAGTTCAGCATCACCGGCCTTGCGCCGAAAGAGACCCACGCCGAAGCCAAAGCGCTGATCGTCGAGGAGATCAACAAGCTTCTCAGCTCCAGCAAGATCGGCAAATTGGCCGCCGAGCACAAGTTCATGCGCGATGGTGACAACGCAGGCAAGGACGAATGCGAGGGGATGTGGACCATCAAGGCCAGCGAGAACGCCGACCGACGCCCGTCTTGCCGCAACCGCCGCGGCACGGTGCTGGCGCCTGACGAGGTCGCAGAGGCGATCTACCCCGGTTGCTGGGTGAACGTCCTGATCCGCCCCTGGGCTCAAAACAACAAGCATGGCAAGAAGATCAACGCCAACCTGATTGCCGTGCAGTTCGTGAAGGATGGCGAGCGCTTCGGCGAAGGCCCGATTGACGATGAAGACGTCTGGGATGAGCTGGAAGACGATGGCGCCGACGGCTATGACTTCGGTGAAGGCGGTGATGACGACGACCTGTAACAGGGTCGCACCTGATCACCCAGCCCGGCGCTTGCCGGGCTTTTCCGCCGAGTATCGTCATGACCGTCTTCCGCCTCGACTTCGAGACCGCCAGCGACCTCTCCCTGCCCAAGGTGGGCCTGGACGTCTACTCCTCGCACCCGTCCACTCGCGTGCTCATGGCCGCCTACCAATTTGGCACGGGGCCAGTCGAGCACTGGGATACCGCCGATACCGACATTCCGCCTACAGAGCTGGTTGACGCGCTCCAGGATCCACATGTCCAGAAGCGTGCCTTCAATGCCCAATTCGAGCGGGTGATCGCCCGACGGGTGATGGGACTCAAGGTGCCGTACCGCAATTGGCGCTGCACGATGGCACTCGCCTATCAGCACAGCTTTGTCGGCGGCCTAGGTGAGATCGGCGTGCAAATGGGTATGCCTGAGCACCTACTGAAGTCGAAGGAGGGTGACCGGCTCATCAACATCTTCTCGAAGCCGCAGAAACCCAACAAAAAGCAGCCACACGTGTGGCGCGACTTCTTCACCGATCCAGAAGACTGGACAGCCTTCGGTCAATACAACGTCCAGGACGTCGTCACCGAGGCGGCAATGGACGATACCCTTTCGGCGTTCCACACCCCGGAATCGGAGTGGCGACTGTATGAGCTGGATCAGCTCATCAATGATCGTGGCCTGCCTGTCGATCTTCAGTTCGTCGAAAATGCGATCTGGATGGCGGCCAGGCGAAAGGCCGAGTTGCTTGAGCAGATGTCGGACCTCACCAGCCTTCGCAACCCCAACTCCACCGCCCAACTATTACCGTGGTTGCAGGAGCGCGGGTACCCATTCGGCGACCTAGGCAAGGACACCGTAAGCAAGGTGCTGCGCGAAAACCGCGCCGCGGGTGATGACGCGTTCCTAGAAGAAGAGGCGGTCGACTGTCTGAAGCTGCGGCAGAACGCGAGCCGCACCAGCGTCACCAAGTACAACGCGCTCCAGCAGAAGACCGGCCCGAAAGACCGCGTGCGATTCTGCTTCCAGATGGGCGGCGCCAGTCGCACCAACCGTTGGGCTGGTAGGAATTTCCAACCGCAGAATCTTACGCGTACTCCGAAAGCAATCGAGCCCGATGGGCATGACACTTACAAGCTGACCTACACCACGGAGCTGATACGGACTGGGGACTACGACGGCCTGGGGATGATGATCGGCGAACCCATGGACGCCCTAGCCGGTTGCATCCGCTCAGCCATCCGTGCGCCGCAGGGCTATGAGCTGCGGGTGTGCGACCTGTCGTCGATTGAGACCTGCGTAATTGCCTGGCTTGCCGGCTGTGAGCGCCTGCTCGCCGTCATCCGCAGCGGCAAGGATCCCTACAAGGACTTCGGTACGGTGCTGTTCAACAAGCCGTACGAGGAGGTCACCAAGAAAGAGCGCGGTGACAGCAAGCCAGCGGTACTTGGTTCGGGCTATCGCCTGGGCGGCGGTGACCTGAAGGAAGGCAAACGCACCGGCCTCTGGGGCTATGCGGAGAACATGGGTGTCGACATGACGCGAGAGACCGCGCACGACGCCACGCGCCTATTCCGAGAGACGTACCACGAGATTCCGAAGCTGTGGTTCCGACTGGAGCAGGCTGTTGAGCGCTGCCTAAAAACTGGCAATGAACAACGCTGCGGCGTCTTGCGGTTCGAGAAGGAGGGTCCGTACCTGACGGTGTGGCTACCTTCCGGCCGCCCGATGCGTTATTTCAAGCCCAAGATCATCATGAAGGTACCGCCCTGGGGCGGCGAGCCTAAGAAGAACTTCAGCTACATGGCCCAGCCGACGGGCACCCGCAAATGGGTCCGCATCACCAGTCATGGCGGCAAACTGGTCGAAAACTTCGTCCAGGCAATTGCCCGGGATGTGCTCAAAGAAGGCCTGCTGGCGGCCCACAAGTTCGGCTTCAACATTGTCGGTCACGTGCACGACGAAATCATCGCTCTGCAGGAGCTGTTGGATCGCGTCTTCACTGTCGACGCGCTTAAATCCTGCATGACCCGGCAACTCGACTGGTGCCCCGACTTGCCGCTTGGTGCGGCCGGCTGGTCGGGCCAGTTTTACTTAAAAGATTAATCGTCATGGCAAAAAGCATGGATATGGTCGGTCACGTATACGGACGCCTAACGGTTCTAGCTTTCGCCGGTAAAAGCCAAGGCCAAAGAACACAGTGGAGGTGCAGGTGCCTTTGCGGCGAAGAGGCTGTACGAACCAGCAAGTCTTTGCGCAGAGGTAACTGGCACGGCTGCGATACGTGCCGAAAGGCACTCTTGGCTGAATTGAAGACAAAGCATGGTGGCGCCTACGACCCGCTCTACTTCGTTTGGAACACGATGATCCAGCGGTGCCACAACCCGAAAAACCTAGATTATGGCTACTACGGCGCACGGGGAGTCTTCGTTTGCGAGGCATGGCGCCAGTCGTTCGAGTCCTTCCGCCGCGATATGGGTGCGAGGCCCAGCCCTGCTCACTCTGTAGATCGGATTGACAACGAGGGGCCTTACGAACCAGAAAACTGCCGCTGGGCCACCTGCAGCGAGCAGGCCCTAAACCGGCGCCCGAAGAGCAGCGTTTTTGCCACAAGGAGAGGGCTATGACTCGTGAGATAGCGATTGAGCGCCCAGCTCGAAAGTATGCCAAGCGCCGCGGCTGGGTCACCACAAAGCTGATGCGCTGCAGCGACAACGGTTGGCCTGATGGACTATTCATCCGGCGCGGCAGGGTGATCTTTATTGAGTTCAAAGCGCCAGGGGAGGGGCCCGATCCAATCCAGGCGGTGAGGCATGCCGAGATCCGTGCCCAAGGCATATCGGTTTTCGTGTGCGACGATTTGGAGGCGGCCTATGCCATCCTGGAATGAGCGGATCCAGGCCGCGTTTGCCAACTGCCAGCGCGGCCGCGACGACATGCACGCGTACCAAGACGGCGAGCATGGCGCCGTCCAATTCCTCAAGGCGAACCCCTTCAGTGCTCTGTTCATCGATCTAGGCCTGGGCAAGACCGTTATCTCGCTCACGGCGATCTACGACTTGGTCCGTGAATTCGAGAGCGATTGCTGCTTGGTCATTGCGCCGCTTCGCGTGGCCAACGAAACATGGCCAACAGAGATTGGGCAGTGGCGCCATACCGCGGCGCTGAGCATGCACAGGATCCGGGATGAGGAGCTGATTGAGCAGGTCAACGCTGCTGGCGCCGCGGCACGCGCGACGCTGAAGGCTTTAGGCACGGCGTCACCCACGGTTCAGAACTTCGTGCGCCAGCACCGATTCATGGGCTTGAAGCGACGCGCGAAGAATCTCGGGCACTCCGGCCCAGGGCTGCGTCGATACGCGGATTCGAAGATCGACGAGGAAATGGCAAAGCCGGTATCCGCCGAGGAGCGGAAGTTATTCGTGAAGCAGTCTCGCCAGGGTGCCGCTGCACAAGCGGTGCGAGACCAGAAGGCCAAGAACCCGGCGTCCATTTACATCATCAACCGGGAACAGATCGAATTCCTAGTCACCGCCTGGGGGCGCGATTGGCCCTACGACACGGTCTTCATCGACGAGTCCAGCAGCCTCAAGGAGCACCGCACGGTGCGGTGGAAAGCGCTGAACAAGGTACGCCCGCTAATGCGCCGGATGCACCAACTGACCGCTACCCCTGCCGCCGAGAGCTACCTTCACCTGTTTGGGCAGATATACCTGCTGGACCGTGGCGAGCGCCTCGGCAAGAGTTTCACCGCCTTTACCGAGGCGTACTTCAAGCACAACAAGTACGACTACAGCTACAAGCTACTGCCAGGTGCAGATGAGCAGATCGCCAAGAAGATCAGCGACATCTGCCTGACGATGAAGGCCGAGGACTACCTTTCACTGGAGAAGCCGGTGATGGAAGTCCGTCGTGTCGGTCTGTCCAATCACGAGCACGACCTATACAAGGCGATGGAGCGCGATTCGGTCCTCACCCTGGGTGACCGGGAGATCACAGCAGATACCGCCGCAGCTTTGTCTTCGAAGCTGCTTCAGATGGCGTCCGGTGTTCTCTATGACACAGCCTTGGAGGAGGATCCAATCACCGGCGACTTCGAGACGGTCAAGCGGGTGCACCCCATCCACGATCACAAGATTAATGACCTGGCACAGCTACGCGAGGATGCCAGCGGCGAACCGCTATTGGTCGCTTACCACTTCAAGTCTTCGCTCGAACGCCTGCAGAGGGCGTTTCCAGATGCCCAGGCCATGGGACGAGAGGGCAGGGAGGTGAAGCTCTGGAACCAGCGCAAGATCCCGATGCTGCTGGTGCACCCCCAGAGCGCTGGACATGGGCTGAACCTGCAGCACGGTGGGCGCCACGTCGTGTTCTTCGACTTACCTTGGTCTCTTGAACTCTATCTACAGCTGATCGGCCGCTTGGCACGGCAGGGGCAAACCAGGGTGGTGTATGTGCACCACTTGGTCGCCGCAGGCACCATCGACGAGGTCGTCATGCAGTGTTTGCTCGAGAAAAGGGATTCGCAGGAGACATTGTTCAGATGGCTGAAAGCGATCCGTGGTCGAAATCAACTAAAACTTGTCTAGGTCTATTGTAAATTGCCCAGGATGGCTTAGAATGGTAAAACCAACCACGCAAAGGATGCCTCCTGGAACAGCCATGAGCAGCGAATTCAAAGACCGTTTGGCCCAAGCCTGTCGTATGTCTACGAAGGTCCCTGCGTTCGGCGAGGGCCGCAACGAGCGGCTAGCTGAACGTCTGAAAGTCTCTCCTGAGGCTGTTCGGCAGTGGTTTTCCGGCGGCTCGGTGCCGAGGGCGTCCAAGATTAAGGCGCTGGCGGAGCTACTTGGCTGTGATGAAGCCTGGCTCGGCCTGGGTGTTGAACCCGGGAACGGGGAGCAGAAGCCGAAGCGCGTCCGGGTGTTGGCTGAGGACGGTGCCGTGCAAGTGATATCTGGCCTCGTGATGCTGAGCGGTGGCACCTGTGCGCTGCCGGCCGATACCGACAAACGCTCTGAGTTCGTGGACCTTTACGCCATCATCGGTGGCACTCAGCTTTCCTTGGGCGTCGAATTGGCTGAAGCCTTGGAGGGCGGGAACCAGTATTCAGTAGCAATCCGTAAGAAGTTCGAAGAAGTCGTGAATATCGTTGTGGTGCATCGCGCTGTAGACGATTTCGACGTTCTCGTTCTAGACCATTCTCTTATTCAAAAGAAAGTGGATCGTCGTAAACTTCAAAACGCACTCGTGATTGATAAGACAGGGGATGACTATTCGATTTCGGGTGTTCCTTGCCAGAAGCTCCACTCTTTCGAGGTGCTCTATGAATGAAACCCCATGGGTTGCAGTAAGAGACGTATGCGGCATGTACGGCTACACCTACGGCACAGCCAAAGGCAAAATTCAAAACGAGACTTTTCCAGTGCCGACTTACAAGGTAGGGCGTAACCCAGTTATTGATCGCGAGGTCCACGATGAGTATTTCAGGCGTAAGAAACAGGAGGGGATTGACGGCTTGAATGCCGGGTTTTCTCACGCCCGCTAAATCAAGTTTCACTTGTTTTTATTGAGGCAAACTTGACTTGCCAAGGTGTATGTAATGAGCCAACAAGACTCGCTTAAGAGCTTCCTTGAAGCACAGGCAGCTATCGGAAATACACAATTTTCCATTGGCGGTTTGTCGAGAAGCGCTGATGGGGAGCTGCAGTTCTTCGTCGTAGGACCGAATGGCCAGATGCAGGATTTCGAGGTCACCGGTGAAAACGAGGTGAGGCCCATCGAGTAGTCGACTGCCGCAACCATCAACCCGCTTCGGCGGGTTTTTCTTTACCTGGATCCCGGAGGATTCGAAGTGCCACCGGACCCTGGTGGAGGCTCTCTGGCTTGAGATTGACGTATCGACGGAGCTGATTCCAGTCGCGGTGCCCCGAGACCATCGCTACCTCTTGGATCGCATATCCCTGCTCGAACAGCAGGCTGATGCCGTGGTGACGCAGATCGTGGTAGCGAAGGTCGGCGACACCCGCCGCTCGGCATGCCCGCTGGAAAGCGGACTCGATGCTCTTGGACAGGAAGGGGAAGATTCGATCATCACCCGGCAGCCGAGGCTGCGCGGTCACGATCTCCCAGGCGCCGTTCAGGAGGGGTACCTCTTGGTCGTTACCTATCTTCTCTCGGGGATGCTTGCGGTCCCTGATGACGATCGTCCGCTTAGTCGGGTTGAGGTCCTTCCACTTCAAACGGGTCACTTCAGCCGACCGCATAGTAGTAGCTACCGCGAAGTCGATCAGCATGGCCACCGGCAACTCTGACCGGATTGCCGCTTTGATCTGATCTAACTCATCACCCTCCGGCCGGCGCTCCCGTTCCTGGCTCTTTCCTACCAGGCCGAGTCTGCCCAAGGCAGTGCGCGCGATCTTGAAGCTATTCCAAGGCACGATCACTTTCCAAAAGGCTTCTGCGGTCTTGAGCACCGACGTGATCATGGTCAGGTCCATCGCCAGCGTGGCGCGCGCTACACCTCGCCGGTGGTCTTGCGCCCACTGGAGTAGGTCGGTGGCGTTGAGGCTCTCCAGGGTCAGCGATTTCGTCACACGGCTCAGAGCGCGGTAATTCTTCCGGCTCTGCTCCTGCGTGGGCTTCAAGGGCTCTATCTCGGCGAGGTACCGGTCGATCAGGTCTGAGATCCGCACATGGGCGGTGGTGAGCTCCTGGCGTTCCATCGCCGCCTCGGTAGCGGTGATCCAGGTCTTGGCCAGTGCCTTTTTGCTGAAGGTCTTGGTGAGAGTCTTGTGGCCAGCTTTGCGGATGACTGCGCGGTAGCTGTCGCCGCGCTTGATGATGGTGCCCATGGCGATCCCCGAATCAGGTATCAGCGATGGTAACAGCTAGTGGTATCAGCTCGAAATTGTTCGTACCTGCTCAAGCCTTGCAAACACTGGCTTTTAAAGCAATTCTCGAACAGCCTAAGCCATTGAAAACAAAGAATACGTCCAATCCATCATGGGCGCCACGGAGAATTTGCGAGAGAAATTCATTATAAATCAGTCACATACAAGGGCGATTTCTCGCGGTAACGGCTTTGGTAACACCTCGAAAAGCAGTCTGGGCCAGTTTGGGCGATTGAGACAGTGCGCGCATTGCGCGTATGGTCCGGCTCAAGCAGAGGCGAGAGCACGCCGTGAATCAGACGCTGATCGACTTCGAGCAGTATACGCGCCTTGGGCCGACCTATGCGGCTGAGCTCTTGGGTGTTTCCTACTCGATCTATGGTCAGGTTCGCAGAGGGAGCCGCCACCTCCAGCTGTACACCGAGCGCCACATCGAAGCGTTGCAACGCCTTCCTCACGACACCCTCCAGCAACTCATCCAGGAGCACGTGCGCGATGGTTGGCAGAAAGACTGACAGCGCGGTGATGGACGAGACCACGAAGGGCCTGATCTACGAAGGCGCTTCGATCTCCCAGCTCGGGCAGCTCTTCGGTCTGGACAATCGTACCGTCAGCGCGAAGCTCGGTATGCGCGTGCAGCCTTGCGGAAAGCGACACGGGTATCCGATTTACTCTGTCCGAGACGCGGCACCGTTTCTCGTCGAGCAGGACTTGGCTCTAGACGACCTAGAGCTGATCGCTGCCTACGTCCAGCAGTTAGACCCCACTCGACTGCCGCGCCAGCTCACAAAGGAGTTCTGGCAGGCGATGCTCAACAAGCAGAAGTACGAGGAGCAAGCCGGAGATCTCTGGCGGACCGAAAAGGTGATCGAGGTCTTCGGCGAGCTGGCGAAGAACATCCGCACGGTGCTGGTGCTCGCACGAGACACGGTAAATAACCAAGCCGAGCTGTCACCCCGACAGCACCAGGTGTTGGGGCAGGTGATTGATGGAATTCTGGAGGAGCTGCATGCAGCCGTTGTTAAGCAATGCAGCGCGCCAACGCCTGCGGCTGAAGGAAGGTCTGACGGTCTATGACAGTGTCGAGCAGATCGCCCTTGGCATCGCCGATATGTTTAAACCGCCAGAACGTCTCACCGTCTCGCAGGCGGCGGCCAAATATCGCAAGTTGAACAACATCGGTTCCTATGTTGGCCCATGGCGCAATGACAAGGCTCCTTACATGGTGGAGCCAATGGATACGCTCGATTCTCGTGAGTTTGACGGTGTCGCATTTGTCGGCCCTGCACAGAGCGGAAAGACCGATGCTTTGATCCTCAATTGGTCGCTCTTCAGTGCGAAGTGTGACCCCATGGACCTCATCATCTACAACCCGTCGAATACCACGGCACGGGACTTTTCCATGCGCCGGATAGATCGTTTGAATCGGCACTCGCCAATTATGGGGAAGTTAATGCTGAACAAGCGGGACGCCGACAATAAGTTCGACAAACACTACATCAATGGAATGATGCTCACACTGTCGTGGCCATCGGTCAATGAAATGTCCGGTAAGCCGATCGCGCGCCAGGCCCTGACCGACTACGACCGCATGGATGATGACATCGACGGCGATGGCAATGCCTATGACTTGGCATCCAAGCGGGGCACAACGTTCGGGTCTTTCAAGATGACCCTTGCGGAGTCCTCTCCCTCCAAACCGATCCTGAACACGCGCTGGATACCGGCAACACCGCACGAGGCGCCGCCGGCCGAAGGGATCCTGTCGCTCTACAACCGCGGCGATCGCCGCCGGTGGTACTGGCCGTGTCCGCACTGCAACGGCTACTTCGAGGGGCGTTTCTCACACCTCGAGTGGGATGACCTCGGCGACCCGGTGAGCTCGTCGGAGACGGTGCGTATGCGATGCCCTCATTGCGGCCACGCCATTCACCCGGACGAGCGCCACGAGATGCAGCAGTGGGGTATGTGGGTGAAGGACGGGGAGGGCGTAGACCCGAAAGGGCGTCGCTTCGGCGCTGGGCGGCGAACGAGCATCGCGAGCTTCTGGCTTAACGGCATTGCTGCGGCGTTCACCACCTGGGCGGGCCTGGTTAGGACCTACCTGACCGCGGAGGACGAATTTGCGCGGACCCAAAGCGAGGAAGCGCTCAAGAAGTTCTACAACACGGACCTGGGTGAGCCCTACCTGCCGAAAGCCGTAGACAGTGATCGCCTACCAGAACACCTGCAGGCGCGTGCCGAAAACCTGGGCGATGAGCCAACTGTCCCGCTGGGATCACGGTTCCAGGTAGCCAACGTAGACGTCCAGAAGAATCTATTCGTGGTGCAGGTGCATGCGATTGCGCCCGGTAACCCCTACGACATCGCTCTCGTAGACCGATTCCAGATCCGCAAGTCCAAGCGCCTGGACGAAGATGGTGAGGCTTTGTGGGTGAAACCCGCGACCTATCTTGAAGACTGGGACCTCCTGATCGAGCAGGTGATGGAGAAAACGTACCCGCTGGCCGACGGCAGCGGCCGGCGGATGGGTATCAAGATCACCACCTGTGACTCCGGTGGCTACTCGAAGGACAAGGGCGAGTCTGTGACCTCGATGGCCTACCAGTTCTATCGTCGACTGCGCCGTGACGGTCTGCACTTGCGCTTCCATTTGGTCAAGGGCGACTCGAAGCCAGGCGTGCCCCGGGCGCGTATCACTCACCCGGACGCCAGCCAGAGGGACAAGCACGCAACGGCCCGGGGCGACGTACCAGTGCTGATGCTCAACTCGAACGTCCTGAAGGATGCCCTGCATGCGCGCCTGGATTGCGTGGAACCAGGGAAGGGCATGTTTCGCTACCCGAACTGGCTGCCTGACTGGTGGTACCAGGAGATGTGCGCGGAGGAGCGCACGACCAAGGGATGGGAGAAGAGACCGCACGCGAAGAACGAGGCATGGGACTTGGCTTACTACTGCCTCGGCGTCTGTGCCTCGTCATTGCTTCTGGTCGAGAAGCTCGATTGGGCGAACCCACCCCTCTGGGCGGCCGAGTGGAATCGCAACTCAATGGTGAGTCTGCCCAACCAGCCGCGCCGCTTTGCCGAGCCGGCGGCACCGCAGTCGAACTTCAAACGCCTGGCGGAGCAACTTGCTTAGGCTTGCAAAGTCAAGTTTAACTTGTGAGCAATTCAGAAACTTGTAATTATGCGGGCATTGAACGCCCTGCTCGGTGACGATGATGGCCTGCGGTACTTCACCAACGATGGTTGAACTGGAAACGGCACGCGCCGCGTACCGCGATCTCATCATGGGTAACAAGCCCAGAGTGGTCGTGGACCAGAATGGCGAGCGTGTCGAATTCGTGGCGGCCAACGCTCCGCGTCTCTACGCCTACATCCAGCAAATGGAGCAGGTGTTGTGCCCTGCGGCCTCTCCACGTCCAAATCGGCCGATGGGGTTCCTGTTCTGATGAGCCGCATGCCGACCGTCTCAGTCAAGGCAGGACCTCTCCAGCAGAAAGCCGTCGGCGGCGGGCTGGAGGGTGCCGAGCGCCTGGATCGGGAAACGGCACTGTGGACACCGCCAATGCGGTCGCCGGATCAGCTCATCAACGGCGTCAAGCCGCTCGCCGATGCCCGTGGCCGGGACATGGTGCAGAACGACGGCTATGCCGCCGGCGCCGTAGCTCTCAACCGCGACAACATCGTAGGCGCACACTACCGGCTCAACGCGCAACCTAATCACCGGGCCCTGGGCGTCGATGAAGAGTACGCCGAAGAGTTTCAGGAGGTGGTCGAGGCTCGCTTCAATGTCGTGGCTGAGTCCCAGGATTGCTGGTTTGACGCCTCTGGCCGCAACACACTGACCGGTATGGTTCGCCTGGCCGTCGGTGGCTTTGTCATGGGTGGTGAGGTCCTGGGCTCGGCAGAGTGGATCAAAGAGCCCCGACGCCCCTGCAGGACCGCTGTCCAGCTGATAGCCCCTGACCGCATGAGCAACCCGGATGGCACCGAGGACAATGAGTTCCTGCGCCGCGGTGTGGTGATCGACGCACGCGGGCGCCCCCAAGCCTATTGGATTCGCTCCGGGTATCCGACCGATCCCTGGAACATGGCTTCCTACAGCTGGAAACAAGTCCCTGCTGCAAAGCCCTGGGGTCGCAAGCAGATGATCCACATCGTCGAGCAGCTCATGCCTGACCAGACGCGCGGCATCGCCGACATGGTGGCAGTGCTGAAGCAGATGCGGATGACCAAGAAGTTCCAGGAGATCGTGCTACAGAACGCCGTGGTAAATGCCACCTACGCGGCATCTATCGAGTCGGAGCTGCCCAGCAATATGGTCTTCGAGCAGCTCGGGGGTGGCGGCGTGGATTTCGCTCCGCTGGGCCAGTACCTCGATCAGTACATGGGCGCTCTGGGTTCGTATCTCGAGGGCTCGAAGAACATCGCCGTGGACGGTGTGAAGATCCCTCACTTGTTCCCCGGCACGAAGATGAATGTGCGCAACCTGGGTCAGCCTGGTGGCGTCGGCGACGGTTTCGAGCAGTCATTGCTGCGCCACATCGCCGCGTGCCTGGGCTTGTCCTACGAGCAGTTCACTCGTGACTACACGAAGACGAACTACAGTTCCGCCCGCGCCAGCATGACCGAGACGTGGAAATTCATGCAGGCGCGGAAGAAGGCCGTGGCTGACCGCTTCGCCACCTTCGTGTATCAGCTGTGGCTCGAGGAAGAGATCAACGCGGGGAACATCCCGCTGCCACGCGGTAAGACGGCAGCCTGGTTCTATGAGCCGCTGGTGAAAGATGCGCTGAGCACCTGTTCTTGGATCGGCGCGAGCCGCGGGCAGATTGATGAGCTGAAGGAGACCCAAGCGGCACTCCTTAGAATCAAGTCTGGCTTGTCTACATATGAACTTGAGGCGGCAAAACTGGGCCTCGATTGGCGTGACCTATTCGCTCAGCGGGTGCGGGAGGAGCGGCTCGCCAAGAAATACGGATTGGCTTTCTCGCTCGACGCCCAGAAGAGCGGCAGCGCAAGTGCTCAGGGGACCCTGGCCGACGATCCCGATAGTGGCACCCAGAACGACGAACTCGACGAAGAGGAAAAGGACGCATGAGCCAGCTACTCGCGCGCCAAGTATTGCAGCGCCTGAACATGCGTGAGGCGCTGATCTACGGTCCGAGCGCCGCGGACGTAGCGGCCGACCTTGGCCAACTATCCATGGCAGAGCCGAAGTCGGAGCAGGCGAAAGCCGAACTCGCTCGCGCTGAAATGCTCGACGCCTACGGCATGACTCCGTCCGCTCAGCAGAAGCCGTTTGCCTTCGCCGCGGGCGTGGCCGTCATCCCGATCCACGGCAGTTTGATCAATCGCTTCGGCGCAAGCTGGGGCTACGTCACTGGCTATAACTTCATCCGCTCACAGCTGAACGCGGCACTCGCCGACGAGGACGTCAAGGCGATCCTGTTCGACTGCAACAGCGGCGGTGGTGAAGTGGCGGGTTGCTTCGAGCTGGCGGAAGACATCTTCCAGTCGCGCTCGCTGAAGCCTTCGACGGCCGTGGTCGATTCGGCCTGCTACTCCGCGTGCTACGCCCTGGCCAGCTCCGCGAGCCGTGTGATCGTGACGCCCACTGGCGGCGCCGGGAGCATCGGTGCGGTCGCCATGCACATCAGCGTTGAGCAGGCTCTGGAAAAATTTGGGGTCAAGGTTTCCCTGATCTATGCCGGCGGCCACAAGGTCGACGGCAACCCCTTTAGCGACCTCCCGGACCCAGTCCGTGCAGAGGTCCAGCGGAGCGTCGATAAGACGCGCGCCAACTTCGTAACCCTGGTTGCTCGCAATCGGGGCCTTGACGAAAAGGCAGTGAGCGATACCGAAGCGGCCGTATATCGGGCCGAAGAGGCGCTCGCTCTCGGCCTGATCGACGCGGTATCCACGCCATCCTCGGCCGTGGCCGCGATCCTCGACGAGCTTTCCGGCTCAGACGACAACCAGGAGACCACCATGTCCCAACCGAACGCCGCCGCGCCGGGAGGCAACGCCCCGGAGACCGCCAACGCTGGCCAGACCGAGCGAGCTCGCTGCCAGGCCATCCTGACTTGCGAGGAAGCCAAGGACAACAGCGCCCTGGCCAACCATCTCGCCTTCAACACCGACATGTCCGTGGACGTCGCGAAAGCCACCCTGGCTGCCGCTAAGCCTGCGGCGCCGAAGGCCGATGTTGTGAAGCCCCAGGAAACCGCCCAGAAGCCCCAGGACAACATGTTCCAGACGGCGATGGACCGTGACCAGCACCCCGACCTGAATCCAGGCAACGGCGGTGCAGGGAAGGGCGAGCAGGCTGAGCTGTCCGCGGCTGATCGCATCCTCATGGCCCACGGCGCCGCCTCGGGCCGCAACTACGCCAAGCAGTAAGGAGCCTTCGACATGTCCACTCCCACTACCACCCTCGCCGGCAGCGCTGGCATGGTCTTCCCGCTGGCGATCCAGTTGTTCGCGGGCGACCTGGATGTCACCACCAACCGCCGGCAAGTTGCTGACGGTATCACCCTCGCCAAGTACGAGGTGGTCGCCGTGGTGGGTGACAAGATCGTCAAGTACAACCCGGCCGCAACCGACGGTAGCCAGAATGCCGCCGGCATCATGCCGAACGCCGTGGACACCACCGCGGTGACGGGTCAGTGGTCCGCCTTCTACACCGGCGGTGACTTCAACCATGCGGCGCTCGTGTGGCCGTCTTCGCTGGACACCCTGGCCAAACGCCGGGCTGTGTTCGCGACGACTTCCAAGATCGCCATCTCCAGCGTGCTCTAAGGAGGAGCGGCCACCATGGAATTCGAACTGTACGATCTGGCTACGCTGCTGCAGGTTCGTCGTCGTGTCGATGACGCGCCGGTGTTCTGGCTGAATTTCTTCACCCGGCAGCTGAACTTCGAAACCCCGTTCATCGACTTCGAGAACGTCAATCGCCGGTACCGCAAGCTGGCTCCCTTCGTTGCCCCCAACGTGCAAGGCCGCGTGATCGCTGGGCAGGGCAGTCGCCTGACCCGCTACGCACCGGCCTACGTGAAGCCCAAGTCGGTGATCGACCCGAATAAGGTCATCGCCCGCCAGCCTGGTGAGGTCGCTTACCAGCCGCTGAGTAATGCCCAGCGCCGCGATGCCGTGATCGCCGAGGAGACTCGCGACCACAAGGCACGCCTGACCAACCGGAACGAGTGGCTGGCCGCCCAGGCGGTGATCTACGGCTCGGTGACCATCTCCGGGGAGGATTACCCGACCCAGACCGTCGACTTCGGCCGCAACGCCGCCCTGACGGTGACGCTGACTGGCGCTGCGAAGTGGGACCAGACCACCGGGGCACCGCTGGCCGACATCAAGTCGGTGCGCCGCAAGGCAGCGGACCTGTCCGGCATCATCATCCGCCGCCTGATCTTCGGTCAGAACGCCTGGGATCTGTTCGTCGCTCGCCTGGGCCTGAACGATCCCAAAGCCGGCAACCTGCTCGACACCAACTTCCGCGGTAGCGAGACCAGCGTCACTCGCCTGCTGGACGGTTTCGAGGGTGCCGAGTACGCCGGCGCGGTGACTGGTGTGAATGGCCAAGGCCGGATCGAGTGCTGGGTCTACAGCGGCACCTACGACGACGACGCCGGCAATCAGGTCGCCTACATGAACACCAACGACGTCGTGGGCGTCGGCGACTTCGACGGCGTTCGCTGCTTCGGCGCCATCCAAGACGCCCGCGCTGGTTACAAGGCGCTGGAGGTGTTCATGAAGAACTGGGAGAACCAGGACCCCAGCGTCGAGTACCTGCTCAGTCAATCGGCACCGCTCATGGTACCGGGCGAGCCCAACGGCACCTTCCGTATCCGCGTTGCATAAGCCAGCCGCGTAGCCGCCCGCGGGCGGCTCGCGCATTCAGGAGATCCAGACATGCCCAAGCGTATCCCTCTCAGCACCATCGTCGTTCACCGCGACGGCAAGCGCGTCGAGCCGCCGATTGGCCAGGCCTTCGACTTCACCGCCGATGAGGTGGAGGAAATCAACGCACTGGAGAAGACCCTGGCCGACCAGGGCAACTCCCAATTACTCTTCCGCAAGGTCATCAACGAGGACGCCGACGTCATCGCCCAGAGCAAGGTGAAAACCGAGCAAACCGGCACTGACTACGATGCGCTCACCGTCGACAAGCTGAAGGCCCTGGCCACTGAGCGGAACGTCGACCTCGGCGGTGCGACCCTCAAGGCCGACATCATCGCCAAGCTGAAGGCCGAGGACGAGGGGCTGTAATGTCCTTCGACTTCGCTGCCGCGAAGACCGCGCTACGCCGGACGGTGCACGACACCCTCGGCGTAGCCGCGCTATACCAGGACCACACGATGAGTACCCCCGTGGACGTTCGCGTGCGCTGGCATTCCAAGATCAATCGCTTCGGCGACCTAGAGGGCAGTGGCTACGCGGAGGTCATCGAGGGCATTGATCGGGTGCTCTTCGACAAGGTACAAGCCCGCTCCTTGGGCATTCGTAGCGGAGGGGAGGTGACCCTCACCACTCTGGGCGGCTTCAAGCTCACCCTCGGCGCTATGGAGCCGGCAGACGGTCCCATCACCGAAACTTGGTCGGCGTCGAAGCTATGAGCGTCACCGTTTCCGCCGACCTCTTCGACGAACTCGCCGACTACTTCGAGCAGATGCCAGCCGTCACTACTGAGGCTGCACGCCTGGCCATCAACGACACTGCTCGGGGACCGGCGATCAAACTGGCGCGGGACGAGATGTACGGCCAGGTGAACTTTCCAGCAGGCTATCTGGGCAGCGACCGACTGTTCGTTGGCAAGCTAGCCCGAAACAGCGATCTCGAAGCAGTAGTGGTTGGCCGTGACCGCCCCACGTCGCTTGCCCGGTTCGCGACCAATGCAACCCCAGGCCAGCGCGGGGTCCGCGTTGAGGTGCACAAGGGCCAGTCGAAGATGATGAAAAAGGCCTTCATCGTGCGTCTGCGCGCCGGCCGCACGGTGGACGGGCAGACGTTCAACGTCGGCCTGGCTATCCGCCTGGCGCCAGGCGAAAAGCTGACCAACAAAAATTTCCCTTCGGAAGTGCACGCGAGCTCTCTGGGACCGAACGTGGTTCTGCTCTACGGGCCATCGGTTGATCAAGTCTTTCGCTCCGTATCGGGCGACATCGCGCCGGCTGTTGCTGACAGCGCGGCCAGTGAGTTCTTCCGGCAGTTTGCGAGGCTGAGCAATGGCTGACATCCCATTTCGATTGCTGGTCCTGCAGCGACTTACCACGCTGCTCGAAGGGACATCCGGTCCTGACCATCAAGGCAATCCCATCTCTCTAGTAGGGCAGGTCTTCCGCGGGCGTACCGAGTTCGGCGATGAGACCGCGCTTCCGGCGCTCTCTATTCTGGAGTCGCCCAACCCTGCATTGGGCGTGTTCGCCGGCGAGAAAGAGGCACGCGCAGAGACGTGGACGCTGCTGCTGCAGGGCTGGGCCGTCGATGACAAGCAGAATCCCTCTGACCCCGCCTACTGGCTGGCAGCCGCTGTAGAGAAACGGCTGAGCTTGGTGACGGCAGAACGAGACGACGGGTCGGGTCGGCCGGCGGATCCAGATTACTTCCTTCTGAAGCACATCATCACGACCCTGGAAGTGGGTCCGCACGTGGTCAGGCCCATCGATGCCAAGACATCCAGCCGCGCATTCTTCTACCTCCCACTACGCGTAGGCCTTGCACAAGCCGTCGGGCAGCCTTATCGTTCGGTCTGATAGTCAAGTTTAACTTGACCTCATTCCATCCAAGGCATCCTGAGGACTAGAGCATGAAGGCTCCCGATGGCAAGAATTACACCCTGGGTCGGGGCAAGCTGTATTTCGATCCCTTCGCAGCTGGCACCCAGACCCTCACCGGGCAGCGTTACTTCGGCAATACCCCGGAGTTCTCTACCTCCAGCGATTCCGAGGAGCTGGAACACTTCGACTCTGACAACGGGGTCAACGTGAAGGATGACTCGGTGACCCTCTCCAATACTCGGAGCGGCTCCTTCACCACCGACAATATCAACCTGGACAACGTCGCTCTGTTCTTCCTGGGTGCCAAGTCCACCTTGACCCAGACTGCGCTGACCGCCCAGTCCGAAACCCGCACCGTCAAGCGCGGTCGCTTCTACCAGCTCGGCCAGACCGATACCAACCCGACCGGCTACCGCTTCCTCAACAACGTCGTTGTGAAGATCGGATCGACCGTCGTCGCGGCTGCGAATAACTTCGAGCTCGACCTCGACACCGGTCGGATCTACATCGAAGCCGGTGCCCCGGACATCATCGAAGGCGCTCAACTGGCGATCACCTATGACGTGAAAGCCTACACCCAGGATCGGGTGATCAGCTCCTCCAACGAAGCGGTCGGCGCGCTGCACTTCGAATCGACCAACCCTAAAGGCAAGCTGTTCGACTACGACTGGCCGTACGTGAAGATCACTCCCAACGGCGACTTCAGCCTCAAGTCCGGTGACGACTGGCAGACCATCCCCTTCAACGTGGAATTCCTCAAGAAGGGCAGCCTGGAAACCGTCTACATCACCAGTCGCGGCGTCTCGGCGACCTAAGGGGGCGGTATGGCTCTGTCGGATTTCGTACCCGCGCGCCGGCCCATCGTGGTCAATGGTGAGGCGCTTTTCAGCGTGGAGGGCATCTCGCTGGAGACGCTCGCCACGCTGGTCAGCACCCATCTGCCTGACCTCGAGGCGGTCTTCGACATCCTGGTGCGCGGCGAAACAGCCGACGAGCCGTTCGTGGCTCACCTCCAACGTGTCTCGCAGGGCATCGCCCTGCAGGCACCTGGCCTGGCCGCCAACATCATCGCCATTGCCTCGACCGAGGAGCTGACGCCGGCCCTGGTTGCCAACGCCAAGCGCTTGCCGTTCCCGGTGCAGGTTGACGCCATGATGCAGATCGGCGCCTTGACCTTCGACGAAGCGGGCGGCGTAAAAAAGTCGGTGGAGTCTCTGATGATCTTGCTCGCGCGCTTGAGGACGAAGCCGCTGCAGGGGATGGAGGAGACCGAGACTCCCAGCCCATCTTCCTCCGCTACTACCACGGGGTCCGTCGAGACGTGAGTTTGCTCTTGGCGGAAGGCCACCGGCATGCCCGGAGGTATCCGCTAGGGGTCATGTGGTCCGAGGCCCGCATCGTCCGGCAGCGGCACAACCAGAAAGCGTTGCAAGACGCTGCCGTGATGCAAGCCGTGATCGGCACCGCGCTAGGCGGCAAGAAAGGGCATCAGCAGTTACAGAAGTTGCTGAACAGGATCGAGCAGAGTGACTGACACTACCCGCAACGTCGAGCTCGTCATACGGGCAAAAAATCTCAGCAAGAAGACGCTGGACGACGTTCGCGGCGAGATCGAGGCCGTCAATAAGGCTCTCGACGCTCAGGTCGACGCATCGAAGCGTGGCCAGGGTTCTCTAAAAGACCTCGACGCCATCTACCGGCGGCTCGAGGACGCGATGAAGAGCCTGCTTCAGCAGCAGGCCCTGATTAAGCAGTTCGAAGCCCAATCCGCTCGCCTCACCGAGTTGCAGAATCGTCTCGGCGCTGTATCAACCAAGCTGCGTGAGCACCAGGCAGCAATGGAGGCGTCGGAGAAGGTCACCACTCGCCAGACGAATGCTCAGACCCGTCTCGTCAAGCAGGTGGAAAACACCGAGAAGGCAGTGGCTGCGCAGGCCGCACGGCTCGCCAAACTGCGGGAGGAGGGTGAGGCTGCGGGACTTGCAATGAGCGACCTGGGCCGTGCCCAAGACCAGCTCCTGGCAGTCGGCCGGCAACTCGCTAACACGAACGCAACCCAGGCGAACACGACCGCCGAAGTCGCGGACAACATGCGCTTGGCGCAGAAGGCCGCTCAGTCCTTGGCCGACACTCAGGAGTTCGAGGCTAAGGCCGCAGCCGCTGCTCGGCGCAACTTCGAGAACCAGTACACCCAGGATCTGCTGCGGGAGCTGGAGCGCCGGGAGGCGGCTGAGCGCCAGGCTGCTGCGGTAAGCATTGGCATCGCCGAGCGCGCGGCCAAGGAGAAAGCCGCTGCGTCCGCTTTCAATGCTCAGGCGACCGCCGCGGCGCAACGTAACCGCCAGCAACAGACCGAGTACGAGTACGGCCAGCTCTTCGAGCAGGCAGACCAACGCTCGGCCCAGGCGGCTGCGACGGCCCAGCTGAACGAGATGGCCGACCGCGCCATCGCCGCCGCTAAGGGTTACACGACACTGGGCGATGCTAGCCAGCGCCTGACCCAGAACAACCGCACCCTGGCTTCCTCGCTA